ATAAAAAACACCAAATCTCTTGACATAGTTATCACAACCATTTTTCATCCTTGAGTATTTTCTCATATTTTCTAACCACGCAAATCCAGGCTCACCATTATCCACAATTCGTTCGGCAGCGGCAGTATAATCCATACCCAATTCTGCAAATATACTATTATTAGATGTCCATCCATAAGTTTCTCTGTGTTTGTTTACTTTATAATTTTTTAAATCTAAGTATTCTTCTGAGTTATGATCACCAAATACAATCTCAGCAGTTCTCCTTACATTACCCGCAACAACACACTTACCGATTAGATTCATAATATCTACAATTGTTGTAATTGTAATTGGTTCACCACTATTCTTCTCTAATACCTCTTTTATATCTCCATGTACTTCTTCCAATGGTTCATGACCACTAGCAACACCACCAAAACCACTTATTGGTTCTCCGGCTTTTCTTATCTTTGAATAGTCAAATTTAACTGGTGCTTGACCATGAAAATAACTTTCTAATAACATTTCCAAAGATTCTACCCAACCTTCACGGGTGTCTGGTATCTCAAAAGTTTGGACATCCCTTTTATTATCTACACCTTTGACTATTATCTCACCAGCACCTTTAGTATCAAATCCTACACCAACACCTAACATACTGGCATCCATGAGGAAACAGAACGGTTTAGCATAATCCTCTTTTAGTGTTTTTGTTGACACAAATGCACAATTATTAAGTGCCGCATATAAACCTTTTTTCTCTGTGATAGGCGTCCCCATAGCCCATAACCCACGACCTGGTGGTAGAAACTTCATAGTAAAAATACGCTCATACATATCTTGAGCTGACTTTTGTGCTTGCCAGGGATTCCACCCTAATTGATGTGATTCAATCCAATTCATTTGCATGGTGTAAGTACCTTCAACCACTCGTTGAACGGTTTCCCACCATCGTTCATTCTTCCCATTGTCTTTTATTCTCGAATAGGTTCTCATGTAAACCAACTCACCTAGCCCGTTAAAACCAAATGGTGCTTTTCTTCTTTTATATTTGTTTATAAAATTTTCTGATAACTTAAATTTTGTGTGCATAATTTACCCTTTTTATACCTATAAATAACTATAATATATATAATATTACTCTTACCTATATTCTATTTTTTTCCATATTCATTAAAGATTTTCTTCATAGTTTTATTCAAACCCACCACCATCAAAATCTTTCTTTTTTTGTGCCAATGTCTTTCTAATATATTCATCAGCATTATTCATTTTTCCTTGTGCATCTTGTCCACCTTGTGTATTTGTATCATAGATTTCAATAGTACCGGTATTCGTATTGATGGTAGCGGGAAATGTTATACCATCAGGACCGAACCTATTCTTAATCACATGAAACCTACCAGTATTTGCAATCTTATCTTCTACCTTACGACTCATACTCATTACAAAGTCGGCTGTCATAACCTTTGAATAATCCTCACTTACTTTCTCAGCACCAATTACATCTTCTTCTAATGCTGAACGATTGGCCTGTGAGGCTGTCCATATTGGTATATCAAACTCACCTGCCATACCTCGTAGTTCTTCATACACATGACCTATTTGATGTCGTTTTTCTGTAAACTTAGATGTTGATTTCATAATGTCAGCATAATCTACCAATACCATATCAGGTTTAACACCTTGCATTTCACATTGTTGTAAATGACCTATCAATGTATTTACACTAGCAGTTCTTGTTGGATAATATTTGATAATCAAATTACCCTTTAGTTGACCGATAGCCTTCATTACTTCTTCTTTATAGTATTGTAGGTTACCAGTTGGTTGTCCACTAATAATTGTATCATATCTCAATCCAACATATTGTGCATTTAATTCTAAAGTATAGTATATTACTGTTTTACCTCGTTTGATTGCCTCTGTACCCAAGGCCTGTAGTGTCCAACTTTTACCAATACCAGCAGGTGCAACTACAACTCCTAACTCACCACCAGCCAAACCACCATCCATCAGTTCATTAACACTATCCCATTTAGTAGGTTGTGTTACTCTGGTCTGTTTAGATAATCTCTCTTCCAATCCTGTAATGTATTCGTGTCCTATATCTCTTTCAACTCCAGCATTCATAGCACCATCAATCATAGATTTTATCTCATCATAGTTTTGTTGTTCTAATAAATCAACTGATTGCATGATAGCATTTTTCATCACTTGATTTTTACAGAACTCTAATGATTTTTCCTTTACGAATTCCAAGTCTGGTGATTCTCTGTGTGTCCACACTTGTCGTAATGAATCAATGATTGCAGTTTTTAATACATCAGTTTGAACTTCATCAATAATTACTTTCAATGCCTCAATTGTTGGTGGTGATTTAAACTTTAGAAAATAATCTTTTATTGATTTGACTAAAAACTTATTAGAATCCGAATCGAAATAACTAACATCTAATATATCGATGATGGTTGTGGTATATTTTACATCCATCATCAAACTTACTATTAATTTACTTTGAAACGATGTTCCATATTGTACTAACGACTCACTCATTTCTTAAAAACGAATATTGGTTCATACTTATATCCTGCTCCCATAACACTTGATAAAGTTAGTTGAATGGTTTCTTCTTGTTCAAACCCTAAATCATTTGAAATCTTTACGGTTTCTTCTTCTATAAATTTATATTTCGGTGTATTAGCGATATTAATTAACATATAACAATTATCTTTTAATCCATTATAACAATTCTGAATAGTCTTTTTCAAAAATCCATTTACCCATTTTGATTGTGTTGGATATTTGATAAAACTTTGTGTTTTTTCATCAGCGTATTTTTCGGTATCAAAATACGGTGGTGATGTAAAACATAGGTCAAGAGAGTTTTCTTTCGGTTGAAACTCTTCACTCCCTTTACAATATATATTAACTTGTTTTCCCAAATAAGCGAAATCTTTTTTCATTTTTAACAACCCATCAAAGGTCTTTGTGGATGGTTCTGTACCGATATAGTGTTTGGTATTTTTAGCGGATAAAAAACCTAACAAACGACCACCCCACCCACAAGACATATCCCATATTGTTCCATCTCCACCAAAGTTTTCATATATTGTTTTGGCAGCTGTTGGTCTAAAGTTACTTACGGCCTGAACACCAGTATAAATCTTTAATGATTGTCGTAATCTATTTTCGTGAAATGTATTTTTGAAACTCGTATCAGTCCCATAATTTGTACTACACCATTTCCAACATTTTCTAATTACCGACCTAAACTTATCATCATTCTCGAATGCTTCCATAGGTGTTATTTTAGAAGTACCACATTGAACATTAACCCAATGAGGAAAGTATGTCCATGCCAACCTTAATCCGTGCATAGTTTGTATTATTTTATCATTCATAAAAATACTATCAATATCAAACTTCTGCAATTTTCTCATGTGTTCGTATTTCTCTTCTTCTCTGATACTCACATAAGGAAACCCATGTTTACGATAATATTGGAAAATGATATCAATTCCATATTCAATATCAGTTTCTTGTAAATTATTAACCACTTCATGATAAGCTGCATCTAACTCATTTACATCTGTAAATTTAGTCAATACATCGTAATCTAAATTCATTCCAAGTTTCCATACATATCTTGCATTTTCTTATCATAGAATTCTTGTCTCTTTTTATTACGATATCTTAACCTAGCTTTAGCCTTATATTCTTCTTTATTCCTTTCATAATGTTCCATCTGCCATTTCCGTTGGGCAGCTTTCTTCTCTTCCTCTGTAAAGTATTTACGCTTTCTTCCCATGTGTTTTCTCCGCCATCCTATTTAACTTATTGAATGTTGTATGTATCCAACTATCCAAGTTAGGTAAGGCTGTATATAATTTATCTTCCAAAAACATTTTTTGGAACTTATGTTTAATTAATCTTTGGATTGGTTCTACCATAATATCTTGTATTTTCAATTTAGAATTACCAGAGATATTTAAATCATCCAAATCCATCAATAACTTATTCATTTCTAATTGTTCTTTTGACTCCACTATTTCCCTACACAACTTGAATTTGTCCTTTTGCACAGTAGCACTCTTTAACAAATCATCTATTGAATGTTGGTGTGGTGATGTAAAAAATGGAAACATCTTAACTAATGTTTTAAAACCTGCACCTTTGATGCCAGGTATACCATCAGATTTATCTCCATCTAATATTCTGTATAGTAAAAAGTTTCTTGAAGTTATACCATAATCTTCTAAGACTTTTTCTTCATCATACATTTTCTTTTTAGTTGGTGAATAAACTCTAATGTTTTCATCCACTAATTGTAAAAAATCCTTATCAGTAGATAATATGGTATTTTTAGATTTAGTGAATATGTGTTTAGCAGAGTATCCAATGACATCATCTGCTTCTATATTAGACATATTCACTACCGTAACTGGTAAACACTCCAAGTATTCCACAACCCTATTTAATTGTGCAATCATCATCTTGTGTTCATCTTCACGAGTTAATATTCCC